GGCGTCGGCGTCGGTTGCGCCTTCCGGCGTGGCATCCTGTCCGGCCAGAAGCTCGTCGATTTCGCCCAAATCAAACCCGGTTAACTCCAGGTCGAAGTCCATCTCCGCCAGATCCTTCATTTCCAGCGCCAGCATTTCCTCATCCCATCCGGCGTTCAGCGCGAGCTTGTTGTCGGCGATGATGTAGGCGCGTTTCTGCGCTTCGCTCAAGTGGGCCAGGCGCAGGCAAGGGATTTCGGTCAGCCCAAGCTGGCGCGCGCCCATGACGCGGCCATGCCCGGCGATGATGCCGCCCTCCGCGTCGATCAGCACCGGGTTGGTGAAACCGAATTCGCGGATGCTGGCGGCAATCTGGGCGACCTGTTCCGGGCTGTGGGTGCGGCTGTTTCTGGCGTAGGGGATCAGGGCGTCGATGTCCAGGTGTTCGATTTGCTGTTTCATGCTTTCCTTATCAGCTTGGGGTGGAGGTACATGGCGGCGCAGATACCGGCCGGGCCGCCGCACAGGGTGGCGATGATTTCGGACGCGCCGGCCTGCGGGATGAGGCGCCACAGGAAGATTTGCGCGCTGCCGATGCCGATGCTGGTGACGATGGCGGCGAGGTAGTGGTTGCCGTGGACGTTTTTCTGCTGGAAGCCGAGCAGGAAGACGGTGGCGAACAGGGCGGCGTGGTTCAAGTGAATTCCTCCATTTTGCGTTTCATCTGCTCGCTGATCTCGCGCAGCAGGTCGGCGGCGGTGCTTTCGAGTTCGGCGTGGATGGCGTTGACATCGCCACGGTGGCGGGAAATGGCCGGGGCGAGACGATCCGGCAGGCCTTCCAGCAGTCCGCGCAGGGTGTTGCCGAAATCCGCCAGAACGTAGTCCACCTCGGCGCGCTCGACGAGCAGGCCGGCCTGTTTGTCGACTTCCATGTTGGCGAGTTCGGCTTTGGCTTTCTGCAGCTTGTAGGTTTCTAGCTTGAGGGCGGTGCCGATGTTTTCGGCCTGGGTGCGCGATGAGGGGTTGTTTCCTCCGGTTGCGGGTGGCGTTGCGCTGCCCGTAGAGGGGTTAAATTCGGGTTTGTCGTCGTTGCGGGTGTCGTCGCCTAGCCGGGCCTCGGTAAATTGAGCCTTGCGCGCCTGGTGGTGCGGAAGGGGGCTTTCGGTGGCTTCGAGCATCCGCTTTCCGGCCTCCGGGTCGATCAGTCCGCTGAGCTCGGCTTGCATCCGCCCGTTCTCCAGCCAGCGGTGTACGGTGCTGCGGTTGACGCCCATGAGGCGGGCGAATTCGGCCTGGGTGACGTGGTTCATCGGGTTGTCCTGATGGCTTCGTCTAGGGCGGAGGTGAATTCGCGCTGGAAATTTTCGGCGATTGCTTCTTTGGCGACGGCCTCCAGGTCGAAGTAACGACGATAGCTCCCGGCGCTGACGAACATCAGTACGGGCTTAATAGCGCTGCCACTGGCAAAATCAAATCTTTGCCAAATTCCACGATGAAGGTTTCTTGTTTTCCCTTCCCCGCTGGAAAATATGAACTGAACTTTTGCCCCCGCAGCGGATTTGCCCATGCGATTTTCGAACCTTCCACGCGTCTTGTTGGTCATGTTGGCCTTGTACCCCTGCTCTCCAAATGTTTTGAAGTAAGCGAGTATCTGAATCAGCAGGCCGCGAGGGAAGTTTCCGTAGGCATCCAGGGTGACCGATTCGCCTGGCACTGCGATCTCTCCGATGCGCATCATCCCGGCACGGATAAGCATTTTCTCCGAGTTTTTCGCTAGGCGCTTTCCGCCCCCGAATAGATGTCCGAGCACGTCGGCTTGGGACTTCATGCCGCTTTTCTGCAAAACCCCGTTGTCCTTGACGTAGACCATCGCCTCCAATTTTGTTTTTGTAGCAGGCTTAATGTAGAGCATGTTGAGCGCGTAGCTTGTCGGCCTATCCAGCTTCGCGGCGATTTGCTTGGCCGCTTTGGCCTGGGCAAGTTTTGCGGTCTTGGTCAGCGCCACGGCGGTGGCGTAGTTGACCTGCTTGCCCATGCCCATGATCCGGGCTTCCAGTGCCTGGAGGTTGCTGGTGTCGATTTTGATCTGCATTATTTTCCCCTCCGGGCGTTTTTTGCGCTTGCGGCTTCTATTGCGGCCTCGTTTCGCGTGAGTTGGCATTGGGACAGGGGTATGCCAGCCCTTTCGTCCTTGCGCCCGATTTCGTGGCTATTTTCGCTGGCGTGGAAGGCGGCGCCGAAGGTGGAGCGGAGTTCGTCTATCCAGGCGGTGTTTTGGGGCATGGCTGCGCGGAGGCTGGTGGAGTTGGCCATTTCGTTTTTATTCCTTTGGCAAGAGGGTAAGAAATAAAACGCGCGCGAGCTGACAGCCTGACAGGTCGCCTGACAGGTCGCCTGACAAGCAAGACCCGCATAGACATGGCGACCTGACAGGTATACAGGCATATCGCGCCTGCACATGGGGATTTTATTTGCGCGGACGTGTGGCGGTGTGTGTTTGCGTCTCGTGCATGTGGGCGCGGATTTTTCCTGTAAGGCTGTCAGGATGCAGATAAACAGGGGATTCCCGCTTGGTAGGCTGGTTGTAATGTGGCTGTCAGGCTGTAAGGTCATGACGGGTCACCCAGGGCGTTGGAAAACTCGAAATAACAATCGGTTAGCCATTGCGCCTGGGTTTTCCCTAGAGGCCTGCGCAAATCTTTTCGGCTGGAGCGAGAAGCGGACTCCATCGCTTCCACCGAGGGGATGACCATGCGCTGCATGAGGGTCTTCCCGGTGTAGTGGGTGTTGGCGTAGCGTTCCTTCTGTTTGTTTTCCCACCCCGGCAATTTGGCGATGTAACCATAAAATTGGGAGGATTCGCGCGGGTTTTTTACACCGTCAGACCGGCACCATCGTGTGTAGGCCAGATATAAATCACTTCGGTAACATGGGCAGAATGGGAGCGGTTCGTTTTTATCGCTTTGAGCGGAAAAAAATATTTCTCCCATTTCCCATTCACGGACAAAGCGCTCGACGCTACCCAGGCTGACGTCGATCAGATCGCGCTTGGCGCCCGTCATCGGCGGTTTACTGTGTTCGTTGAATCCGTCCATGTCGAGGTTGAGCAGATAGTCGTGCAGCGCGGCCTGGCCGCCGTTGTCGAGTTCGGTCTTGACGGTGGAGTAGAAGCTTTCGGGCAGTTTTTCCGGGGTCCAGACGACGGTGAAGCGGCGGTCATCCTTTTCGAGTTGGAGGGGTTTGTGCTCGTTGCTGAGGAATACCAGGTTGACGTGGTTTTTTTCGTCGTGGGCGGTGACGTTTTTCGGGTTGATGCGTATCCATTCCCCGGTGATGAAGCTCTTGAGTTTGTTCTTGACGTGGTACAGCTCGGCCTGGGCGACAACCTCGTCGGCGATCAGGAACAGTTTGCGGCTGGCCCAGTCGTTGAATTTGTCCTCAATGGCAGACTGGTCGACAATCCGACCGTATTCGCCATAGATGCCCATGACGGTTTCGAAAAACAGATTCTTGCCGGCTCCCTGCGGGCCGTGGAACACCAGGGCGGTGCGCATTTTCGCGCCGGGGTTCTGAATCGGATAGGCCAGCCAGCGCAGCACCCATAAATACACGTCCATGCCGTTCTCTTCTTCGCTGCACAGGTATTCGAGCAAGGACAGCAGCACGGCACACGTTCCGGCTTTCGGCTTGGTCGGCCAACCGCCCCACAGGTTGCAGGTGATTCGCCGGTCTTTTCCACCAGGGTCGAATCCGATCTCGTCGATGCGCACCACTTTCTTGTGCGCCCGCATGTCGCGCCAGCCGTGTTCTGGCAGGATGTCGAGCACGTCAGCCTTGGGCACCAACATGTGTTCGACATGGTCGTACATGGTGCTTTTGCCTCCATACACCAGGGCGAACCGCTCCAGCGCTTCGTCGATTTGCAGCATCGACGGAATTGCCGCGCGCCCCCCCTCCCCCTCTTGTTCAACACACCTCTCCACCAGAGCAGGCGCGGACGCGCCCCACCCGAGCGCATCGACCCGCGCTTCGATCTGGGCGCGGACGGCGTTCAGCCCTTCCAGGCAGTGCAGGTCGTTGAAGTCTGTCGGGCCTTTTTTGTCGGCTGGTCGGTCGGTGGTGAAGGTGGGCTTGATCCAGGCGCAGTCGGGCACGGCCAGCGCGGTTTCTGTTGCGCGCGCAACGCCAGCATTCGTCTTCCTGTGGTGTTTTCCGCAATGGGCGCAGGTGTCGGTCTCTACTGAGGTGTATTTTCCGCACTCGGCGCACTTCTGCAGCCAGTCGTCGTCGGCGCAGACCAGGTATCTGGCCTGTTTCCGGTAGTGGCGTTTGAGTTCATTGGCGACCTTGGGCAGGTTGCCGGCGGTGAAGGCGATGGCGACGGCGCGTCCGGTGGCTTCATGCAGCGTGATTCCGGTGGCGTAGCCCTCGCATTCCAGCCCGATGTCGTTGGGGGTGCCGCCGACCATCCAGTATTTGGCCTCGGCGCTCATGCCGGACGGCCAGAATTCCTTGTCGCGCTCAGTTCGACTGATGCGCTCCTGGTGGAGTTGCCGCGACAAAATGAATTGCAGTCCGAACACTTTTCCGCTGGGGTCGCACATCGGCACCACCAGCGCGCCATTAAATGATGCCAGGTATTTGTAATCGTCTGGCTGCGCGCCGTCAAGGCTCAGCCCTTCTTTTAGCCCATCGAAAATACGCGCTCCGCCGGTAGTCGACAGGTGCTTACGCCCGAAATAGTCGTGGTCGGCCGGAACCGCCTCGCGGCACTTGCGCCACACCGCGCCAGCCCACGATGCGGCGCGGTTGATCTCGGCCCGGCGTTCGGCATCGGCGCGTTTCTTGTCCTCGGCCTGCTTGGCCCGCAGTGCCGCCTTCTGTTCGTCGGTGAGTTCGCGTTTCTGGTATTTTCCAGATCCGCACTTTGGGCACTTCTTTTCTTTCAGCGCCATCTCGAAACCGCAATCTTCGCAGCGCTTGCTCAGATCGATCTTGCGCGTGCCAGCATCGTCACCCTGGAATACCCCGTAGGTTCCGACCAGCATCGTCGTGCCGGAATCCATCGCCCACTCGCTCAGGCGATACCACCCACGCTTCTCGGCGCCCATCCCACGGACCTTGCAGCGCACCGAC